AATATCTCTTTTATTAGCCGAAGAAATAAGACTTAAATAAAAAATTAGAGAAGAGTTTAACCCTATTAAAACCATTAACAATATGCCAGTTAATAGAATTTTATTTCTTTTTTTAGAGTTAACGATCTCAGCTTTAGCAAATTCCATATAATGAAAGTTGTCGCTATTCATTTTGAGTTTTCCTGAATGAATTTTTGAATCATATTATGATCTGCCTCCATTTTAGTTTCCCATCTATCTATCTTGTCTACAGTACCCCAAACGGCTACCCCTAGAGTTGTAATTACTATAACGCTTGCGGCACATATACCCAAGAACCACTGCCAGTTATCAGAAACAAACTCTCCAAACTTGATAGTAGGTCTTACCTCTATTTTTTTACTATTAACCTGCTCCATTTTTAATTTTTCCCCATTAACCAGAGGTTGTATATGGCTTACATAGTGCATAATATTATCACTTTCATCTTTTATCGGGTAAACAGTTAGTCTTGCCCAAAATATTTTATTAGTTTTAGTTAAATATCTTTTTGTCATTTGATAGCCGTTTATTTCTGAGGCGGCTAATTTTCTAAGCATGTTTACGTCTGAATCCAGATCCTCTGGGTGAGTAATAGATTGAAAGTCTCTATTTAACATTTCATCTTCTGTGTATTCAAAAAAACCACATAAAGAGTCGTTAACTTTCAACCATTTTCCTTCTTTTGAAACAAACGCTATACCTATAGGGCTTTGTTTAAAGATAGCTTCCCATATTTCTTTTGTTGGACTGTATAGCATGGTGTTTCTCAAGATAAAAAAAGACAGAGGCCTAATAATAGACCTCCGTCAGGATCTTTTAGTAAGATGTCTTAGCGTCATAATCGTCTTGAACTGGAAGAGGCTTACCGTCACGGTAAACTAGTTCACCCGGAATTGAAGCTGATGGGTTAGCAGCATTGTCTGTACCACTAGCAGCAAGAGTGGAAGATTGATCCACACCAGCACTAATGTTCCATCCACCGCTATTAGCAACAGTTACAGCAGGACTGAATACGCCAGAGAATTCATGCCATCCACCTGTTCTTACAGCAGTCTTGTAGTAATGAGTAGAGTAACTTCTCATTTGATTAATAGACTGAGAAGCATTAGCTGTATTAGAAGCACCAGTCAGTAGCACACTATTGCTTACATTAGCAATATCTGTAGTTACTTTACGGATTACCTTATCGCCAGAATTAAACTGGCCAGCAGCTAATGGTGAACTTATATGAGATAGCCCAGATGGTACTGTAACAGACCTACTAATACCTAAATTAACTGCATCAGCAGAAAACTTAGAAGTAGCTGAGACATTACCACCGCCTCTAATTGTACCTTGATCGTTGTCTACGCCGCTAGGTAGACCATTAACAGTGGTAGCGTTACCACTAGCGGAAATATTCCAAGCAGTCATGTGTTTCTCCAAAAAACTGATTGGTTATACTATCCTGTTATTCCAACATTGTTTGATTCCTGTTCCTATTTAAGTATTACACCAAAATTAATTCAGAATTATATAGCCTTACTCCGAAAATTCCAGCATCCTCTACGGCTTTAAGCTGTTCTTTCTTCCATAGATAGCCATTGAAAATGCAAAGTACATCACTATACTGATGCAGAAGGTTGCAGTTTATTATATTGTCATTGAAGTCATCGTGATGGTAGCCTAAAGTAGGAAAAACATGGGTAATTCCCATACTCACTAAAATTTTAGCAGTAGTTACTATATTGTCAGAGTGGTTATACTCTAGGAATACGCGGAGGTTCACATTGTTGTCTTTGCATATATTTTGTATAGAAGTTATTTCCTCTAATAATTCAGTAAATTTATTTTTCATTAAGTAGTGGTTTGGTACATAATCTATAGCATTAGCTCCGGCTTTTATAGCAGATATTACCATATGATTTCTTACTTTTGAACTAGAATAACCAGAGGGATAGTCAATCGGGGCAGATATTACTATACCCTCTGGCATATACTCTTTCATCTCTCTGATCATATGAATGGGGATAGCTATTCCATTTACGCCATTATCCATAGCTTTAAATACAAGCTTCTTTTCTACCTCATAGTCATTTATGACTTTATTATAAGAGCAGTATTCAGTGTACATAAGTATTTATCTTTTCTATTGACTCAAAACCTTCTGACCCAAAAACAGCATCAGCGAACCTATAGTCTACAGCCTCTTGACCGCTAAGCCACCAGTCTTCTTTTTTCTCTAACTGTCTTTTGATATAAGATTTTATGTAGGACTCACTTTTCCCTTTAAATTTTGAGCTATGCTTTAGAGAGCTTGTATATATATCCAACATTTGTTTAGATGTTCTATCTTCCCAAGAGAACCATGACTTGGCCATTTTAATAGTAAAGTTTTCATTTATTCCTGTTGTCCCATCATGTATCAACCACCAACAATTGGGCATTGTAATTACCAGATCGGCAGCTTGTGGAATAATAGAACCCATTGAGGCTGCTACACCGTGAGTTACTATAGCTATAGGGCACTTAGAGCTATCTATAATATCATAAATCATCATAGCTTCTGTCCAGTACCCACCTATACTATGTTGATGAATAATTATAGGTTTTTTACTATCAATACTCTCTAAAACTCTAATATTCTTAAGAAAACAATTAGACATCTTGTAGTCAACGCCGGGATCGTTATCTGTATTTCCTTCTTGAGAGTGTAGAAAAATCTCCCTACTGTCTAGCAAAATACTATGGCTATGAACATCTTGTGTACAAATATTGTTTTTAGCTCTTGACATTTTTAACAGCCTTCAATAAGCAACTTCTTACCTTAGCCTTAACAGTCTTTCCATCAAAAAGCATTCCAATGCCAATCCTAAATCTATAAGGAGTGAAAACATCAACAGTTTCTACTCCGTCACACTGCTCTATCAAATTAAGAAGAGATTTTTTTATCCTAAAGTTTGTGTGTCCCACCCAGAAGTTAAAGTGCTTACTAGCTAAACTCTCTTCTGTTATAGGAAGGATACCAAAAGGAGTTAGTGCTGACTTTATAGGCCTTTGAAATAGGCTCATTTCTGAAGAGTCATACTCGGTTTCCTCGTCCTCGTCCAAAGATACAGAATAATCTTCATCATACTGTTCTAAACTTTCTTTTAAATCTTCAGTATCATACGGGTCTTCCCAGTGCTTCCAGTAAACTTCAAACCCAGTAGGTTTCTTTATATCTTCGCTATTCATACTGCGACCCCTCCAAAGTCAATTTTTTCATGAGGATTATAGTCTATAAGTTCAAAATCTTTATGAGTCCAATTGAATATATCAAAAGGTTTACCCAAAAGTTTAAGTTTAGGTAAAGAATGAGGTTTTCTTTGTAGCTGAAGCTTAGCTCCATCTATATGATTTTCATAAATATGACAATCCTCTAGAACTCCTACAAGCTCACCAGCAATCATGCCAGTTTCTTTACACAATAACTCAAGAAGCATAGCATATGAAGCTATATTAAATGGAACTCCCAACATAAGATCACACGACCTTTGCTTCCAGCATAAATTTAATACACCATCACAATGAACTAGAGTAAAGGCATAATGGCAAGGGGGTAGAGCCATAAGGTGCATTTGGTTAGGGTTCCATGCAGAAACAACCATTCTACGGTCATCTGGATTAGTTTTTAAGGTTTCAATGACTGTTTTAAGTTGATCTGTATAACTATTCCAGTCTCCATCATCCTCGTTTTGGCTATTGATATAAGTTTTATTAAAATTTCTCCATTGATATCCATAAATAGGACCAAGGTCATTTACAGATTTTTGGATAGGCTTCCTGACTGACTCAAAAGATGGCAAAAAAGAATCATTAATATCTAAATAACTATTTTGAATAGATTTTGATCTTTCTTGACGATAAGGCTCTTCATAGTTTCTATTATAAAATTCTTTAGCGGCTTCTAGGTTGCACCACTCATTCCAAATATTACAACCTCTATGTTGATACCATTCTTTATTAGTAATGCCCTTGATAAATCCCTCAAGCTCTACAGCCATAGCTCTAACTGCAACTTTTTTAGTAGTAAGAAGAGGGAATCCATCTGCCATATTATGACGAAAAATTTCACAGAAAGTCATTTTTGTGCGAATTCCTGTGCGATTTCCTTTCCATTTGCCGTTCTGTAGAACGTTACTAACTATATCTAAATATTGCTTCATCTACTCTCTTTCCATATTAAAAACCATATTGGCTTTGACTACTACATCATCATTAACTGCATCCTGATCTTCTTCCGCTTGGTCTTTGACTTTCTTTATATTGGTGGCAACTTTATTCCAAAATATTTTTTTATCATTATCATCTCCTACCCACTCAGCTATTGAATTATAGAAATATTCATCTAAACCTCCAATAAAAAGCTGTATAATCAAAAGAGAGAAAGCCTCAGCATTTTTATCTGAAAGGTCATCTATTTGAGTATCAAATAAGAAATTACCATTAGAGTCTAAAGTTAGCTTTACAACTGAACTATACTTCTCTTCTACTTCATCAGTAGCCTTTTCCTTTTTGTTCTTAAACAACAAACTAACTGGATTAAACATTTAATTTTACCTTTACAAATCCATCTTCATCAGAACTGGAAACTGCTTTACCAATCACGGTTCCTCGTGTCCAAGAAGTAACTTTACCATTATAAGAATATACATCTTCATTTATTCTAAATTTATCTTCAGAATGTAGCAATACTATTCCTGTAGAAGCTATACTAGCTTTTATAGTAGGGTCTAAGGAGTTGTTACTTTCAATATCAAATGGAGACGCTATATTATTCAACAGAATCCCTACTGGCTTTTCATCGTATCGCTGTTTTTTAAATACTCTATGATCTTGGCTTGATACCACAGAACCCATTTCTGCAACATCGTTTTCAAAATCAACAATGTGTTTTGCTGTTGTACACTGTTCAGACAAAGATCCTGAGCATGCAATAGAATCATAATTAACTGTTTTTATTACTCCGCTACAAGGATTACATTTAACTTGAACAGGCTTGTCGTTATCGTTTAAGTTTTTGATTTTTGAGGTGATTTCATCAGCTTTGCTTATAGCCGGAAATATCGTCCCCAGCCCCATCATCTTCAAGAAATTTCTTCTATCCATTAACTTTTCTCCTATAAAATCTGCTAAGGTATTCAAGTGCTCTAGTGACTCCAGCTATATCATCTCCAAGCCTACCAATACCTAAATTGCAAGCCTCACATAGCCAACCCCTAAACTCTTCAGTAATAT